AGGGCTAAAGGGTATGATAGCTGCTAATGGTGCATCTGGCATTGGTGGTGGTATGAATGTGACTAACAATACTGTTAACCAATACATTACTACTCCTGACATTAGAGGGTTTAGATCCTCAGCAGCTACTCAACGACAACAAGCACTGAAGCTAATTAGACCATAGTATAGAGAGGTTAGTGATGGCTATATATGATTTTCTTGAGATGCAACTAGTTACTAGGATAAGTGGATCTAAAGGCGGACTATCCTACATCAGCATAGTTGTCACTAACCCTTCTGTCCTAGATACTACATTCCCACAAACATCTAGAGGTTATTGGAAAACAGAATTAGATCTTTCCCAGAGAAGTAAGAATGAAATGAAAGCCATAACTGCTTTTTGGGCAGCAGCTAAAGGCAAGAGTGTAGGGTGGCGATACAGAAACCTAAGAGAGTACTATACAAGTTCCGATGCAGGTGTTGGAGGGATACAAGCGCCAGAAAGTATTCCAGGCTATACTTCAGGTACTTCCATGCAGTTAACACATATACGTACACAGTTTGGTGATCCTGAAACAGTACTGATTACTAAACCTGATATAAACTCTATGGGTGGAACTACAGGTGATGGTTCAGTACCATTCTATTTATATCGTGATGGTTCACCAACTCCATGGCCTTCAGCTAGTAACTGGACTTTAGACGTAACTAAAGGTATAGTAACTTTTGCTTCAGATCAGACAGGACATACTTTTGAATGGTATGGTAGTTGGGATCAACCTACACGCTTTGATGTAGACGATCAAGATGCTGCATGGGTAGATTTTGATGTCATGGAGTGGAAGTCAATTAAACTCCAAGAGATACAACTAACCTTTGGATAGGAACATACATTATGCCCAGAGATATATCGGGACCAATGCTTGCTCATCTTGCCAAAAGAGTTGTGACACTTACAACACTAATAAAGATAGAGAGAACAGATGGCGTAACTCTTTGTTTTACATCATGGGATGTGCCTGTACTTTATAGTGACAGTAACACATATCTTCCAGCAATATCAATGTCACCATCAGGAGTTAAAGGAAACTCTGATCTAACCACAGATCAAATGGATATTATAGCCGCTATAGATAGTGTCTATATTACTGAAGCTGATATAGATGCTGGTCGATACGATATGGCTTACTGGACAGTGTTTAGAGTTAATCCTTTTGATATCACAATGGGGCCTATCATAGACCTTGTTGGATACACAGGAAGTGTAGACTATGCAGAAGGTCAATTGACGGTTGCCATTAATTCTCTGGGACAGAGATTAAATCAAACATTTGGGGATGTAATAAGCCCAATGTGTAGGGTTAAGCAACTAGGTGATGGACAGTGCAAAGTAATCATTGGAGATTTTACGTTTAGCGGAATGGTGAGTACTGTTTCTGGGAAAAGAATAATAACCTTTAGTGACACCAACATTACTGGTTACTATGATTACGGAATGATTATCTTCAACTCTTTAGGTGCAGGTGGTGGATCTAATCACAACCTTATGATGGAAGTAAAATCTTCAGTGTCTAATGGTGTTTGTATAGCTACGTTGTATGGAAGTCCAACAGCAGGGACTTTCACGCTGACAGCTTCAACAGGTGGGGTACCCCAAACTACTGCCCCAATACCTTACAACGCTGTGGGAAGTACCGTACAGGCCGCTCTAGAGGCACTCACGAATGTTGGAGTAGGTAATGTAACTGTCACAGGATCAGCAAGAGGGCCATACACAATAACACCTATAGGGTTGTTAGCTGGATTGTTTGTTATATTTGTTGGGGATGGAACTCTACTAACTGGCGGAACAACAATAGGAATTGCATCAGAGTGTCTAGTAACTACATCTGGTGGAACAGTGATGCAAATAACTCTAGTACAGCCTATGCCGTTTGGAGTGAGCATTGCGGACACATTCACTATACAAGCGGGGTGTAATAGACAATCCACACAGTGTAGAGGAAAGTTCAACAACCTTGTCAACTTCCATGGTGAACCTTATGTACCCGGTAACGACTATCTGTTAACTACAGGGTATTCTGTTAACCCAGGAGCAAACTAATGCCTACAGTTAGAGACATGACTAACAAAGTCAGAGAGTACATAGGAACTCCTTTTGAGAACAACCAAATAGTTAAAGGTGCAGGTATAGACTGTATAGGGTTAATAGTTTGTGCTGCTAGTGAACTTGGAATAAACATTCTAGAGCCTGAAAGATACAACAGTAGAGCAGATCAGATAAACTATGTAGATACGGTGATGTCTAATGATCCTGTACTAGCCTGTAGACATCGCGGCTCATACAAAGTAAATAAAACTATTCCCAGAGAAGGCGACCTAATACTTTTGCGGCAACCAAACTTTAGGCAATCAGGGTATATGTACCACCATGCTGCATACTATACTGATAAAGACACTATAGTACACGCATGGAACTCTCCGGCAGTTAGGAAAGTTACTGAGACATTAATGATAGATGAGTGGTGGGACAATATACACTCTGTATGGTTCATTAATGTACTCACACAGGATTAAACTTTATGGCAACTATAGTCTTAGGTATCGTAGGTGCAATAGGCGGTGCAGCAATAGCAGGACCGGCAGGTGCAGCTAAAGGTGCTATGCTTGGTTGGTCTATAGGGTCTACTGTAGGTGCAGTAGTAGATCAGTCAATGCAGCACTACTACACTGCTGATATGGGACGCACTAATGATCTTAGAGTGACTACTGCTGCTTATGGTAGTTCAATACCTCAGTGTTGGGGGAAGACTAGGGTTCCGGGTTGTATGATCTGGGGAACAGATCTTATTGAACACGAACAGGATCAACACTCAGGTGGTGGAGGTAGTGGTGGACCTACAGTAACAACTAGAGTTTATACTTATACAGTGTCTTTAGCAATTGCTTTATGTACAGGTGAACCTAATACTCTAAACACTGTTCAAAAAATATACGCTGACAATATAGTTGTTTATGATGTAAATCAACCCTCTGCTGATAACATAATAACACCACGTTTCTATCAAGGAACAGAAACACAACTTGCTGATCCTCTGATAATTAGTACTGCTGGAAACACTATGCTTCCTGCTGGTACAGATAATCCTGCATTCCGTGGCCTAAACTATATGGTCATACAGGATATGCTGCTTACTAGTTTTGGTGATAGCATCCCTAACTTCTCTGTAGAGTTAAGTTCAGGAGTTACTTATGCATCTCAAGTCATAACTGATATTGTTAGGCAACTTGGAGTAAACCCTTCAACACAGCTAGATGTAACTCTAGTTACTGCGATACCAGTTACAGGACTTATATCAGCCTCTAGGATTGATGGTAAATCAGGAATACAACCTATACTTGATGCCTATACTGTAGACTTGATTGATGTTGATGGAAAAGTAAAAGCTGTGCCTAGAGGTATGGACCCGGTAGCTACAATAACTTTTGACGATCTTGGAGCACAAACTATAGGATCAGGGATGTCCCCAAGTACTCAGAGACTTATAAAGACTAGAGCAGATGATCTAATTTTACCCCAGAGAGTAGATGTCGCATACTACTCCCCAACAATAGACTTTCAACAAGCCACACAAAGTGCCATACGTCAATCAGCTAAGTCTAATCTATACGTAAGTCAGTCTTATCCTTTAACTCTTACAGATAATGAAGCTGTACAACTTGCTAACAGGGTTATCTACACTGCATGGGTGGAAAGAGTTAAGTACGCTGGAAATCTAATGCCTAAATGGGCAGCACTTATTGCTTCAGACGTTATCATGCTACAGACTGATGTAGAAGGAACTCTGGTTAGAGCTAGGGTTATTGAAGCAGAAGCAGGATTACCCGGCGAGATTAAATGTAAGTTCCTACCTGATGATGAGACTTTACTTATTCCTGTTATAACTAGTGTTACGGCTCCGTCAGGTGGTGTAGCTACAAGTACACCCGTACCTTTAGACTTCTTTGCATGGTCTGGACTAGAGATAAACAAGACTGATGGCATAAGTGCAGGTATCTATGTAGTGTCTGCTCAACCAATGGTTAGAAATATATTTAGAGAATGGGTCAACGGCAGTGTACTAATGTCTATAGATGGAGGTACTACATACTATAGTATAGGTAGTGTCACTACTAAGACAGTATTTGGTAACTGTACAAGTACACTAGCAGCAGGGCCAGGAACTCTAGATGGTTATGGATTTGACATAACTGACACTGTAGGTGTAAATGTCAATGGTACTCTTACATCAAGTAGTGAACATGAAGGATTGTCAGGAATAGGTACCTATGGTTTAGTTACTGCAATAGATCAGTCAGTGTCTAACTTAGGTAACTATGAACTATTTGCTTACACTGATGCTACTCTAACTTCAGCTAATAACTATACTCTATCTTATTTACTTAGAGCACAAAAAGGAACTGTGTCTACAGGCCATACTGGTTCTGATATGTTTGTGAGTATTACAAACAATATAGCTAGAATAAACGTTAGTTCAAACCTAATAGGTCAAGTTGTTCTAATCAAAGTAGTACCGGATAGGATAGACCCTACAACAGTAACACCACAGAGTGTACTTATAGCTTCACCAGCTAGTGACGGGAGAATACTAACAAGTACAGGATGGGTGGATATACCGTCAGGTGGTACACCATTAGTAACTAGATCAACAGGTTCTTTTGTAATTCAAAGATCAACAGGAAATCAAATATTCATTAGCTAAGGAATAATCAATGTCTACATCGTATCATGATGCACAACCTTTAGGAGATATACATATAGTCCCTAACTGGCAATACGCAGACGCAACAACAAGATTAGCAGCTACAGGGTTTGTATCAGGAGATGTATTAAAAGTAGCTTACCAAATAGATACACAAACACTATGGTTACTAGTAGCTACTACTCCAACGTGGGTAATAGTAGGAGCTATTAGCCCGTATGTTCCCCCTATATTGTCTAGTTTTACTTGGCTAAATCAAGGCGGAGCAGTAGCCTCTAATAATGGAAGTACTCTACTAATGAGTATACCAGACTCAGGGTCTAGTCTGGATTGGAGATTACTATATAAGGCAGCACCTACTCCACCCTATAGTTTAGTAGTATGTATTTCCTCTATAATGTCTAATTTTAACTCTCAAGCTTCTGGTATATATTTTTATGATACAGGCTCTGGTGATCTATCAGGGTTTGAGTTTCTTACACAAGCAGGTAGTGTCCGTGCATGGACTGTAAGAAACTTCCCAAATCCTACTAGTGGTGGTACTATAGTGTATCAGTCCCCAGGAACTACATGGAGAGGGCCAGATACATCAGCTACATGGATGAGATTAAGGAATGATGGAACTACACTCTACTATGATATCTCACTTGATGGAAGTAACTGGCATAATCTATATAGCCAATTGGTAAGTGCATACGTTACTCCTAACAGTATTGCATTCGGAGGTTTGTGTCTTACCGGTGGTGGTTTTCCTTTCTTAGATGTTGATATTATTAGTTGGACTACAACTAATTCAGCAGCTTTTTAATTAACTCTTTGGGAGTACTTATGAGACAAAA